TCAGGTGGATGATGGCACCGCTGAGCTTGGTGAATTTGAAGAGCGCCGAGCCAAACCCTGCGAACAGCGTAAACGCCCGGACCTCGTTGCCAGGAGTGCCGTACAGATTGGCAACCCGTGACCACTCCGATATGGTGCCTTTCTTGCCGTAGGCTGCTGCAACTTCTGCGGTGGCGTTGGAGGACGGACTGTATGTAACCCCAGATGCCGAAATCTCCCGGTTGCCCACAACAAATTTGGTGTCGTTCTCATGCCAGCCAAATTGCTGCCGTGCCTTCTCAGCCTCACTTACCTGCTGTAGTTCGTTAACCCATCTTGTTACGTAAGCCATGATTCCATCCAGTTTTGCGTTGTATGCCGCCACACCCTGAAACGCCAGCACATCCCTGAGTTTGTCGCGTGACATGACGCTTGAGAGCGGGCAAGAAAATTCTTTTATGCCGTCCTTTGGCATGTGCAGCCGCATCCACAGCGACTCCCCAACATCTGGGTCGTCCAGCCTTTTGACCACATAAAGATCGTATTCATAGATGAGCTTGTCTTGTGGCTCATCATCGTCATCGTCGTCCTTTTTCTTTTTGTGCTCTCCCGGCATGGAGCGTCTGTAGACACCACCATTTTTGCCACGGAAATATGGGAACGGATACTCAGGAATCTCGACAGTGACTTCCTCTTCCAGCACTGCATTGCGCATGACAACAATGTTGTCTTCAGCCTTGGCCTCAGCGATAGCCGCGCCGATTTGGATGGGAGAGGTGATCTTGCCTCTGTTGGGGCAGTCATCGCATCCGCCGGGGTTTAGCCCATGAAAGGTTGCGCACTTGTATGGTTTACCTATAAGCGCGTTGGCTTTATTTTGAGTCTCTGCCGGGTCATACTCAGGATGCCCGTGCGATATCTTGTGGATTGCAAGCTCACCGTCCTCACAGTTGACGGCAATTGAAAGTCCGGCCCTCCACAGCGGTTCTTCTGTTTCTTCTTGGTTCTGATAGATATGCACAAGCTGGGCACATCCCTTGCCCTGTGCGCTCTTGCGCATGATGGTGCCAAACTTGGAGATGTTGTTGCCCATCAAGGCGCGGGTCGTGGCATCCATTGGGCGCTTGTGGGCGCTCTTTGAAAACGGTAGGCCAGCATCATCCTCGTCGCTGCCAATACCCACGATGCCCCTAAATTGCTCAAGTGTCACAGGCTGTGACACCAGCATCACATCCACCGCTTTTGGCGGCGCGTCTTTGTAGTTCAGGGTTTCTGGAATACGCAGGATGCGGGCTGCATCTGCGGTTACGGCGGGATCAGCTTTAAGGTTGTAAATCGCGCAGAATTTTTTGAACGCTTCTGCCGTCGGCTTCCAATCGTTGTAGAAGATTGGCGTTGTCAGTGTCCAGTACGCATGCACACCGCGTCCTGAATTGACGATAGTTGGTCTTGGGAGTCCGGTTACCTTGACAAAACCTTTGAGCGCCTCGATGGCGTCTGTCTGAGACTCGTACGGCTTATCTTCACCGCAATCTAAGTCCAGCCAGAATGCCTTGAACCATTTGGCGTTTTGCGCTGTGCGTCCTTCTTCTGCCCTGAGATATTTTGCGCACCCAAAGTAGGTGTCGAATCCCTGCGAAAGAAAGCCCTCAACGGCACCATCAATTTCTTCGATGGTCTCTACAAAAATCTGTCTTACAACACTCTTCCTCAGCCCAACCACACAGTACAGACCCTCTTCTGCCAAAACAGAAGAGAGAAAGGAATTCCGTGAGGTCATGTTCACTCTTTAAACAACCCACTGCTGGCGGCAGTGGATCGGGGGTTGATCGGATTATTTGGCTTTCAGCTTAGTGATAAGCTGTTTGAGCGTCTCTCGCATCTGGGGATGCGGCATTGATCTCCCCAAGAACCACAGATAGACTGCTTGACGCGATACGCCAAGGTACTCAGCCACATCAGGCACGGGGATGTCTTGGGCAATGCAGATGCGACCAAGCTGCACACCCACATGAGATGAGTCTGCCTTCTTGTTCGCCTCAGCAAATTTGCGTGAGTATCCTCTGTTGTTCATGGTGTAGGTGGGGGTACTCGCTGCACTGAGGCTCAATGCCTATGGGACGTATCCGCAGCATCCGCTTTCCCCCCGAACTCCTTACTCAGCCCAGTCGTCCAAGATGGCGGCTACATCTTTCGGTGCAGCTTTCTTCGGGCGCTTGACCGGCTCTTCGGCAGGCACTTCCTCAGCCTTGACCTTGGCAGGTGCTGGCTCTTCAGCCTCGTCCGTATCGTCAGCGGCAGGTGCAGCCTTCTCGATAGCCTTGGGCTTGGCTCCGTCCATAGCGGCGGGGGTCTGGCTGATAGCTGCTTTAGCCTCGGGGCTACGGCCCTTCTCTTGTGCCGCGACCAACTCATCTGCCTCCAGCGGGCGCACTGCCTTGAAGGTCAGCTTGGGGGTGGCGCTTGCGGTATCAAAGCGCATCTCGGTAACCACAGCGGTAATCGGTAGCCCATGCCCGCCCAAGAATTTAGCGTATGCCTGCATCGGCATTTTGCCGCCTTCTACATCACCAAAGATCGACTGAGCGGGAAGCGTAAGTTGATACACATCGCCCTTCATATCGTTCTCAAGCATCACAGCCATGCGTTGGCTGAAACGGCAAGCACGACCGCCGCCCTGTTTTGCAGACCCTGCGATGTTTTGCGGGCAGGATGCACATTTGGATGCCTGCGGCTCCGCGACCTTGGTGTCAGGGGCGATGCCGTCGTTAGACCAGCAATCCGGGGAAATGTTTTTACCTTCTTCATAGTCTCCTGCATAGTAGCTGCGTGATACCTTGGCGTTCGCCGCCACGATCACAATGTTCATTGCGCGGTCTTCGTTTTGGGCAATCTCTTTGCCGTCAACAAGCATGCGGAACACACCGCCGCGAATCGAGATGCGCTTGCCAGAACCGCCACCACTGCCGCCCATCAGGGCTTTCGTAGTTTCGTCCAACTCAAGGTTGCGCAGGTGTGCGGGCAGGGCGTTGCCGCCTTTGGAAAACAGGGTCAGTTCACTCATCATTAACTCCAGTGGTTACAGGTTTGGATTGGGGGGTGGCAATAGCTTGGATATCGACTCGTCTGAACCGAATCTTGCTGCCGATCTTGAAGTGCGGAAGCTTACCCTCTCGCACCATTACATAAACGGTTTGCCGCGAAACAAGCAAATATTTCGCAACCTCCGATACGGTCATATTTTCAGATTGCACTTTAACTTCTCCTTATAGTAACTGCGTACCTGTTGTCGATGTTCATGTTCGGAGGCATCATGTCCGGGTTCTCATCGAGCAATTGCTTCATCGTGGTCTGACTGATCCGCTTTTCCAGCAACTCAGGCATGTTGTGTTCCATGATGAACTTATGCATGGAGCCCCAGTCACTGGTCCAGTACCGAGTCTTTACCGTGCGGATGACGGTGCCATGCGATGTCTTGAGGCTGTCTGCCCCTATGGATTTGCAGAGGTCCAGTAGCTTGGACTCCAGCACTTCCATCTGTTGTTTGATGGCTTCATCCTGCTCCTCATACTCTCGCAAGAGGGTGGCCCGTTTGTCGCGCATCTTGATGTAGACATTTACTAGCTTGTCTACCGGGACTTCTTCTGTCATTGTGATCTCCTTTTCTGTGAACGATATGGTAACTCCAAATTTGTCAATGTCAAGTTTTTCATCTCAGTAGTTCCCCGTAGAGGTCTACTATCTTGTTGTGAATGTCAACCTTGTTTCTGAGCATGGCGTACATCCTCTTCTCCACTCCACTGCCCTGCAGATGCACCACTGTGGATGGATTCTTTTGGCCCGCCCGATGCACTCGTGCGTTGCACTGTAGGTATGTCTCAACGGACATCACTGGGCTCCAATAGACAATCGTGTTGGCTGCATGGAGAGTGACGCCGTGTGACGCCGCCTGAGGCTGTATGACCAGCACCTGCGGGTCTGGCTTGGTCTGGAAGCGTTGGAAAATATCGGCTCGGTTGCCCGCTGAAACGCCACCATGAATGACCGCCGTGCTGTAGCCGTGTTTCTTCAAATCTTCAGCGACCACTTCGATGGCGTGCCTGTACGGCACAAACACCAACACCTTATGGCTTGATTCTTCAATGACCTCGCGGAGCACCGCCAGCCTGTTGCTGGCATCGAACTGCACGACCTCACCGTTATCAGAGTACACCGCCCCGCCAGATAGCTGCAGCAGTTTGTTCAGGTTGGCTGCTGCGTTGACAGTGGTGATCTCCTCACCTGCGGCCTGCACGATAAGCTGCTTCCTGAGCAACTCGTAATATTTCAACTGCTGCGCTGTCAGGGGGATATCCCTGAAGGTATAGCTCATGTCCGGTAAATCCAGACACTGCTCCTTGGTGAACCGGATGGCAGGCTGCAACACTCTATGCACCGTCTGCTGCGCATCGGGTTTGGGCACCCACTTGAACTGCGTGACCTTGTTCATCACCATATCGCGGAACGCGCCACCGAACCGTGGCACCCCGCCGGGATTGACCAGCTTGGCCAGACCGTATGCGTCAACAGGCGACTGAGATGCCGGGGTGCCGGTAAGCATCCACAACCACGTCTCGGGGGTCATGAGCGTATTGAGCACCTTCCAACGTCTTGTCTGTGGGTTCTTGTATGCGTTGCCTTCGTCGATCACGATGAGGTCGAACCCACCAGACTTGATTTCATCCGCAACGATCTCGACCCCGTCGTAGTTGATGACTACAAATTCAGCTTCGCCCTTCACAATTTCTTTGCGCTTCTCGGGCTTGCCGTGGGCGATGTCCACTCTGCGGTGCATTGCAAACTTAAACAGGTCAGCCCGCCATGCAGCGTCCATGATGGACAGAGGACACACCACCAACACGCGCTTGATGATGCCAAGGTTCATCAGGTAATCTGCAGCCCAGATAACCGAGGCAGTCTTACCCGTGCCCTGCTCATTGAAGCAGAACGCCCTGCGGTGCATAGTCAGGAAAGCCGATGTCGTCTTCTGGTGATCAAACGGCTTGTTCAGTCCGGGCCATTTGTATCGGCCCGTGATTGGTGATGGCGCGTTGATGCGCAGGTTCTTGAGGACGATGGATTCCTCCAGCCCCCAGTTGACCAGCACTTTGGCAATGCCGTCTTCGTGCTCGATGACCTTGCTCTTTGGGATCACTGTAGTGATCCTGTCCGGGTTTCGCACTGTCAGTAACAGCGCCTTGTTCTCTATGATCTCCATGTTCTCTTTCAATAGCGTTGCACTCCAAACACCACATTTGGAGGATTTCCCCGTCTTTCCGGGGTGTCCGTCAGTTCCCAGCCTGAAAGGGAGGGAGGAAGGCTGTACTGACTGGTGCGGTTATTTCTATGAAGGGTGCCAAAAGCCTAAAACACCCCGGCGTACCTATCACTCACACCCTACTTCGGTACGCACCATCACAGAATCAAGATTTCTTTCGCTCTCGCTTACTCGTCTCAGACACCAGCTTGTGGCTTGAGTTGCGCTTGAACGACCTGTTTGCGGAAGGGGACATCACCTTCACCCCTTGTTTGTTGCTGCCGCCCTTACTGAGGGCCACACGATGCGCAACATCTTTACCTTCGCGGATGTCGGCGGTGCCATTACCGTTGTTGTCCGCATGTTTCTTGTCTATGGCCCTACGCGCCCGCTGCCGCTCCATGCGAGCTTCATGAGCACCTTTGCGTTTCTTCTCAAGCTGCCACTCGTGTTTGGCATCGCGGTCGGCAGGGTTCTTGTATGGCATCACTCGTTCCTTCCATTGTGCGGGCATATCAGCACCGGGCACCATGCCTTACATGAGAAGTTGCGCTTGGGGTTGAACACCTCAGTCTCGTACGCAACATCCCGCGAGGCTAACACTTCATCGAGTTCAGAGAATATGGTGAACCCAGACTCAGCCGAGTAATCCGTCTTCACAAACTCGCTGCTCACTACAAACAACAGCCCCGCCTTGACCTTCTTGACCTCTGGGAAATGCGCAAACACACACGCTGCCATGAGGGCCAACTGTTTGGTGTCTGCGTATTTTGCGCTCTTTCCGGTTTTGTAGTCAATGACTCTGGCCTCGCCTTTTTCCTTGTTGACAATGATCAGGTCAGCCACCCCTCGGTACCACACGTCCTTGTCAAAAAACCCGCAGGCTACAAGGCGACCATCGACCCGCTTGAGGCCCATTTTGATCTCACAGTGTTTATCACCGGGGATTGCCTTGAGCTTGTCGAGCAGGGGGCGCATGAAGGCGTATTTCTCAGGCACGGGGGTGCCGTCGCGCATGAAGTTCTCAGCCGCTGTATGGACATCTTTGCCATACATCATGGCCTCACTGTCAGGCTCCTTGATGTCCTTAGCCACCCGCAGGTGGTAATACTTCTTGGGGCACTGGTCGAACAGTGTGATGCTGGAGTAACTCCATGCGGGGGTCTTTACCATCACTCGCCCTTTATGTGTCGCACCGCGTGAACCGCCAGTCGCGCTTCGGTG